GGGCTGGAGGTGGAGTTGCCGGACGTGACAGCGACGGCCACCGTGCAGGCCGTCCAGCTTTGGGACTGAATCATGTGGGAAAAAATCAGCACCTTCTTAACCTGGTGCATTGCGGTGGTAATGGCGTGGCTGGGCGGCATGGACCTGAAAGACATGTCCACCGTGGCCGGTGTGCTTATCGGCCTGCTGATGGCACTTATCAGCTGGTACTACAAACACAAAACCTATCAGCTTCTGGCAAGCGGGCGCATTACGCGGAGTGAATATGAATCTGCAAACCGTTAAACGCTGCGCCGTTGGCGTGGTGCTGGCGCTGGCCGCCACGATGCCCGGTTTTCAGCTGTTGCATACCTCCGTGGAAGGGCTGCGGCTGATTGCTGATTACGAGGGCTGCCGCCTGCAGCCGTACCAGTGCAGCGCGGGAAAGTGGACCGACGGGATCGGCAACACGTCCGGCGTTGTGCCGGGTAAGTCCATCACGGAACGGCAGGCGGCGGGGAATTTCCTTAGCAACGTGTTACGCACTGAGGCGGCACTGGCGCGCTGCGTAGCGGTCTCTATGCCGCAGCAGGTTTATGACGCGCTGGTGTCGCTGGCGTTCAACGTTGGCACCGGCAACGTGTGCGGCTCCACCATGGTGGCGCTGCTTAAAAAGGGCCAGTGGCGCGAGGCGTGTTACCAGCTGCCGCGCTGGGTGTACGTAAAAGGCGTATTCAATCAGGGGCTGGATAACCGGCGCGGGCGTGAGCTGGTCTGGTGCCTTAAAGGAGTCTGAAATGCAGATGGTTAAAACATGGTGGTTTACGGCATTACTCTCCGTCCTGCTGATGCTGGTCAGTATCAGTCACGGCAGCTTTGCGGGCTATCCGCTGGCGGCGCTGCTGTGGGCTGACTTCTTCGCCTGGGCCGTTATCGGGTTTTCCGGCCTGTACGCCTGCGCCCTGACCGGCAGTGACCGAAAGCAGGTGTTTGCCTGGCTGCTGCGGTTTGCGCAGCTGGCTGACCGAATGCCGCTCAGGTGGTATCACCGCGTATTTATTGCAGTGGTGATGTGGGACACCGGCTGGAAGCTGGCGGCATTTGCCGGTATTCATGCGGTTTTTTATCGCCGGATGATCAGGTCAGAACTTGAACGGGCGGCAGCATGATTCGGGTACTGATCGCCATCGTGCTGATCCTGATGGTCATCACCGGCGTGCAGTCTTACCGGCTGAGCAGCGCCCACGACAGGATTGATGCGCAGCAGGAAACTATTGCGGGCCAGGGCAAAAAGCTGAGCCAGAAAAACAGTCAGCTGATTGCCCTGAACATCCTGACGCAGACCAGCAGCCAGGCACAGACGCAGCTTTACGCCGCCGCCGAACGCAATGGCCAGCTGCTGCGCGACCGGCAGCGAAAAATTGAGGAGCTGAAACGTGAAAATGAAGACCTGCGCCGCTGGAGTGATATCGCTTTGCCTGATCCTGTTATCCGGCTGCGCCAGCGACCGGCCCTCGCAGGAGGTGAATCTTACCGTGAGTGGCTGTCCGAAAATCACCCGCTGCCAGCTGGACCCGGCAGCGCCGCGCACTAACGGCGACCTCCTGGCCCTGCTGGACGAAACGGAGGCCGCCTGGGCGGCGTGTGCCGGTAAGGTCGATACCATCATCAGCTGTCAGGAAAAAGACGATGAACAAGCCGCAGTCCTTACGCAGCGCCCTGAATAAGTCGGTCCAGTATGTGGCCGACAACCCGGACCGCCTGCACCTGTTCGTGGACAGCGGCCAGCTGGTCGCCACGTCCGCCGCGTCCCTGTCGTGGGAGTATCGCTACACCCTGAACGTGGTGATCACGGACTTCACCGGCGATCAGAATCTGCTGATGGCCCCGGTGGCTTTGTGGCTGCGGGAAAATCAGCCCGATGCGCTGCAGAACAGTGAGGCGCGCGAAAGGCTGTTTTCGTTTGAGGTCGATATTCTTGCTAATGACCGCTGTGACATCAGCATGGATCTGAAGCTGACAGAGCGTGTGATTGTGACTGAAGAGGATGGCAAAGCCCGGATTGAGGCGGTGCCGGAGCCGGACGCGCCGGAGGAATACTGGGCGGTGAAACGTGGCTGAACTGCATGAAGTGGATGCCTGGCTGGCGGCGCTGCTTTCAAAGCTGGAACCGGCGGCACGGAAAAAGATGCTGCAGGAAGTGGCGCGCGAAGTGCGCCGCATTCAGCAGACGAACATCACCGCGCAGCGTTCCCCGGACGGCACAGCATGGGAGCCGCGCCGCGTCAGTGCCCGCAGCAAAAAAGGCCGCATCCGTCGCGGCATGTTCGCGAAGCTGAAAACGGCGAAATATCTGAAGGCGAAGGCAGGTGCGGACGCCGCTGATGTTGCCTTTGCGCCGGGGGTTCAGAGACTGGCACGCGTTCATCACTACGGCCTGCGGGACCGGGTAAGCCGTCACGGCATCAAAGTGAAATATGCAGAGCGACCACTTCTGGGCTTCAATAGAATTACTGAAAGTAATATTTTAGAAAGCTTAATGCGCTGGCTTGAAGGTAACGCCAGCGCATGATTAGTTAATCCATGAAGGGTTCAAGGATGTCGTTTAATTCTACATCGTCTTTTATGATCCACCGACAAAATGCAGAGTAAGCTGATTTGCGATGGATAAGAACTTTCATTTTCTCAATTAACTCTTCTTTACGAATGTCGGGGGTATCCTCTTTGTAATACTCAGTCATATTCTGCGTGAGTATTTGAGTGGATCTAATAACTTGCGCCCTCAAAGATGCAGATGTTAATTTCTTATTTATCGAATGGTCGCTATTATAAACACTATCGAGTAATTCTGCCGTTGTAATAGTCTCGTTGTCTGTCGTTAAGGGTGCAACTGTCAGTTTTCTAGTTCTCACTGAAAATCCAGGCAATAATTTAATGTTTCTCCAGATATCCCCTTTGCAGCAATCTAAAATATTTTCATATTTTGCAAGTTTTATGTTGTTGCATCTTGCACACGCTAAATAAAGATTTTCCCAGTCGTAGGCTTTTGAACTATCTGTTTTTCTTGGTATGAAGTGTTCAATATTGATATCAAGAGGTTCTTTTGTTTCGCAAATATAACACTTTCCAAAAAAGCAATCTTGTAATGCTTTATGCACATCTTCTGAATCATAGGCTTTTTTGGCTGCTAAAGACTGCGGTGCAGGATAAGTTCTTAGAACGTTAAACATTACTCCCCCTGATTCCCATTATTTTTGAATTTAATAAGCTTTAATTTAGCGAAATCTAAAAATGCGCTACTTTCATCATCCATATGATTTTCAGAGGGGGCTAAGGAGTTTACAAGCTCATTTGTTTTTTCGTAGTTATCTTTGTTTAAGTTTTTAATTGAACCTTCAATCTCACTAAGTTTATCAGTTAAAGCATTAGAAATAGGGCTTACGCCGAAAAGTTCTTCAAGAATAATGTTGTAGGAATATGATGAAACTTCCGCTACTTGTTCATTACTTGATAAGTCGTAGATTATTGCATCTGTAACTGATGAAACAACAAATGGTGAATGTGTTGTTACAATGAACTGAATTTTTGGAAATGCTTTGCTGAAAAATCGTAATATCTTTTTCTGCAAGGATACATGCAAGTGTGCATCTATTTCATCAATGAATACTATGCCTTCGATATTTTCAGGTGTTCTATCCCACATAACAACTCTCATTATGAGATCGGCATAAATTCTTAAGATTGATGAAAACCCTGATGATAAGTTTTGAAATGTATACTTCTCTTTTTCATTTTGATGTATGTAAAACTTAGCTTCATCAGAATCAAATTCTAGGCGAAGTTCTTTATCTTCGAATAGCTCTCTAAGGTCAAACTGTATTTTATCAAACCATTTCTGAATGCTTTCTGATTTCTGAATATTACTTTCAAATGAAATCGCATAGCTTTGTGACGTTTTTAAACTAACTAAATAGTTCTCAAATATATTGTCTCCATTTATATCATTCTCAAAGTGAGAATTTTCTTCTTTCAGTGTTGCTAAACGTGGAACAAATTGTGGTGCAGATATTGAGGCCTCTCGAAGCGCGATGTGAAATCTTAATAATGAACGTAATGTGCTGCTATCTTTATGATTAACATTTATTGAAAAGTCTTTGAGTTGTTTGATTCTGGCTTCTATTTTATTAACTTCGCTGTTAAAAAAAGCAAAGTTATTGCTGTCTCGGCCTTGTGCATTCATTTGGTCTTTGTAGTTTTTTAATGTCAACTCTAAATAGTTTATATCGTTGTTTGTTGGGTCATTAAGACTTTTCTTTAGAAATTCATAAATTGAAAGTATAAAGCTTGTTTTTCCGCTCCCATTTCCACCCGTAATTATCAAGTTTTTGCCGTTGAGGATAATTTTGGCAATTTTCTTTGTATGAGGTACAGGAATTGATATTTCGTTTATTGATATGAGCATAAGTCCTCTTGTGCCATTGACTACACGAATAGTTATTGGTGATTTTATACATTCACTAAATAAAATAAGTCAATAAAAAGGAGGTTATTGATGGATAAGAGTTTCACGGAAATCATGCGCCTTATCACCAACCTGATCCGCACCGGCATTGTGTCCGACGTGGACCCGGTGAACTGGCTGTGCCGGGTGAAAACGGGCGATCTCGAAACCAACTGGATCAACTGGCTCACCCTGCGCGCCGGTAATACACGCACATGGTGGAAGCCCACCGTGGGGGAGCAGGTCGTGCTGCTGAGCCTGGGCGGCAACCTCGAAACTGCCTTTGCGCTACCTGCCATCTATTCCGAAGCCTTCCCGCCGCCTGACTACTCGGAAGACGGCACCACTACCGTGTTTAAGGACGGCGGCTGGTTTCAGTACGAGCCGGAAAACGGCCAGCTGCTGATAAAGAACATCAGAAGCGTGCGCATTGAAGCTGCAGACGGCATTCAGCTGATCACCGATGCGCTGGGAATAGAGGCCAGCCAGACACGGATTAACGGTGACACCACGATGAACGGTGATGTGACCCACGGCGGCGGTTCAATGAGTTCAAACGGCGTAATTGCTGATAAGCACTTACATGACGGGGTGAAGAAAGGCACTGATATTTCAGGAGTTCCGCAATGATGTACCTCGGCATGAACAGCGACACCGGCGAAGCTATTACCGACATCGATCACATCCGGCAGAGCGTGCGCGACATCCTGATCACGCCTGAAGGCAGTCGCATCACCCGGCGTGATTACGGTTCACTGCTGTCGGTGCTGATTGACCAGCCGCAGAACGACGTGATCCGCCTGCAGGTAATGGCGGCGGTTTATGTCGCCATTAGCCGCTGGGAACCTCGCGTAAGGCTGAGCACTGTAAACCTTACCAGCGACTTTGACGGTTCTATGGTGGTTGAAATGACCGGTCAGCGGCATGACGGCTCGCCGGTTGCTATGTCTGTACCAACGGGGGTGAACAGTGGCAGTAATTGACCTTTCCCAGCTGCCCGCACCGCAGATTATTGAGGTGCCTGACTTTGAAACACTGTTGGCAGAGCGCAAAGAGGCACTGATTGCGCTTTATCCGGCGGATGCACAGGCCGCCATGCGCCGCGTGCTGGCGCTGGAGTCCGATCCAATTGTGAAATGCCTGCAGGAAAACACCTACCGGGAAATCCTGCTGCGCCAGCGCATCAACGAGGCAGCGCAGGCGGTGATGGTGGCCTACGCAATCGGCAGCGATCTGGAACAGCAGGCGGCCCGCAATAACGTGAAGCGCCTAACCATTACGCCTGCGAATCCTGACGCGGTGCCGCCGGTGGATGCGGTCATGGAATCGGACGATGCCCTGCGCGTGCGCGTGCCGGAGGCGTTTGAGGGGCTGAGCGTGGCCGGACCGACGGGCGCGTATGAGTTTCACGCTAAAAGCGCCGATGGCCGGGTGCAGGATGTGTCCGCCATCAGCCCGTCACCGGCGACAGTACTGATCACCGTCCTGAGCCGCGACGGCGACGGCACGGCGGCAGCGGATTTGCTGACTACAGTGGACAAGGCACTGAACGCCGACAGCGTGCGCCCGGTGGCAGACCGCGTGACGGTTCAGGGGGCGACAATACTCAGCTACAGCGTGAAGGCCAGACTGCACCTGTTTGACGGCGTGGCCGCCGGTCCCTGCCTTGAGGCGGCAAACGCGACGCTGGCCGCTTACCTTACCGAACAGAAAAAACTGGGGCGCAGCGTGCGGCGTGACTCTTACGGGGCGGTGATGCGCGTGGCCGGAGTGGACTGGGTGGAAGTCACCGAACCGGCGGAGGACATTATCATGGACCGCACCCAGGCGGGTTACTGCACCGGCACGGATGTGTCCGTAGCGGGCGATCAGGGGGTGACATGAGCAACAGCAGCCTGATGCCGCCCGGTTCTTCTGCGCTGGAGCGCCGTTTAGCGCAGGCGTGCAGCGGCATTTCCGGGCTGAGCGTGCCGCTGCGCGACCTGTGGAACCCGGCCACCTGCCCGGTGAGCTTTCTGCCCTATCTGGCCTGGGCCTTTTCGGTGGACCGCTGGGACGAAAGCTGGGCGGAGAGCGTTAAGCGGCAGGTGGTGAGTGATGCGTTTTACATCCATCAGCACAAAGGCACTATCAGCGCCATCCGTCGCGTGGTGGAGCCGTTCGGCTTCCTTATCCGGGTTATTGAGTGGTGGAAAACCAGTGAGCCGCCGGGCACGTTCCGGCTGGACATCGGCGTGCAGGACCAGGGCATAACTGAAGAAACCTATCAGGAACTTGAGCGGCTGATCAGCGATGCGAAGCCCTGCAGTCGTCACCTGCTGGGGATGTCCATCAACCTGCAGGTGAGTGGCGAAATGCGGATAGCGGCGGCCAGCTATGACGGTGATGACCTGACCGTTTACCCGTACACCCCGGAACTTATTTCCGTCAGCGGCGCAGTTTATGGCGGCGCGGCGGTTCACGTTATTGATCTGATGGAAGTGGGACCATGACACAAAAATACTATGCAATCGTAACCAACCTGGGCGCGGCGAAGATTGCCAACGCCGCCGCACTTGGTACAAAACTGAATATCACGCAGATGGCCGTGGGCGATGGCGGGGGCACGCTGCCGACACCGAACGCCAGCCAGACAAAGCTGATTAACGAGGTGCGCCGCGCCGCTATCAACTCGCTGAGCATTGACCCGGCCAACGCCAGCCAGATGATTGCCGAACAGGTGATCCCAGAAACATCAGGCGGATTCTGGATCAGGGAAATGGGGTTGTTTGACGCCGACGGCACGCTGATTGCGGTATGCAACACGCCGGAAACCTACAAACCTGCACTGCAGGAAGGCAGTGGCCGCACGCAGACCGTGCGCATGATTCTGATCATCAACAGCACCGACGCCATCACCCTTAAGATTGACCCGTCCGTGGTGCTGGCAACGCGGAAGTATGTGGATGACAGTATCCTGACTGTTCGCCAGTACGCCGATAAATTACTGGCTGATCATCTTGCCTCTGAAAACCCGCATGACCAGTACCTGCAGACAGCGAATGCGCTGGCAGAAATCAAAGACGCCGGGCTGATTGCAGACCTTCTCAAAAACCTCGGTTTAGGTGAAGGTGCGCCCGTTATCGGTTCGCCTTTCCCCTGGCCTCACGCAAAAATGCCTAATGAACTCTTTCCATCAATGGCTGGCATGGTCTTTCTGAAAAGTAACGGGGCAAGTTTCAGCGGTACGCTATACCCGAAGCTGGCGCTGGCTTATCCGGGGCTGAAGCTGACTGATTTGCGTGGCGAATTTATTCGCGGCTGGGATGACGGGCGCGGCGTGGATAGCGGGCGCGTAATTGGCAGTGCGCAGGCGGCAACCGGATTCCGTACCGCTGCTGTGGATTACCCCGGTATAGATTCAACAAGCACAGGCGCAACTATCGGCACAGCATTTAATCAGGCTGACACCATCAGCAAGCTACAGCCAGCCGATGCAAAAACGCCCAATAACAGCGTAATGGATCCTGTCCTGTCAGATAACATCATCCAGGGAACGCAGTTAAATGCAGCGCAGACTGATGGCGCAGTATGGATCACTCTGCGCCCCCGAAACGTAGCACTGAATTACATCGTGAGGGCCGCGTAATGGCTAAGGTAACGCTTGATAAAAACGGCCTGGCAAAATCGGCCGGCACGCTGACGATTTATAATTTTGATGCGGTAAGCGGTGAGTTCACTGGCTCAAATGATGAGTATCTGGCGCAGGGTGTTGGCCTTCCTGCTAATGCCTGCATCACCGCACCGCCCGTTACTGAAGCCGGGCGAGTAGCGATTTATCAGGATGAAGCCTGGACGGCTGTAGCCGATCATCGCGGGAAAACGGTTTACTCAGTCACTGACGGCGCTGCCGTGGTAGTTAACGTACCGGGTGATTATCCGGCAGACACTACACCGCTAAAACCGGCAACCGCCTGGGATAAATGGGATGGTGCAAAATGGGTGACTGATTCAGCTAAAGAAAAAGCGGCAGCTGTTAATGAAGCCAGAGAACGGCAGGCTCTTCTTATTGCCGAAGCGAACAGAATTACTCAGGCATGGCAGACGCAGTTGCGCTTAGAAATGATTACTGAAGCAGATAAGGCTTCACTTATGTCATGGATGAAGTACGTGCAGGCTGTCCAAGCTGTGAACGTTCAGGCTTATCCTGAAATCACCTGGCCGCAAAAACCGCAATGACAACAAAGCCCGCAATGCGGGCTTATTATTCAGAACGTAATCAGCGGTAGTGGTTCAGAGAAATTATCATCTTCATATCGCCAGCCTTCAGACGGCTCCTGCGCTAATCCGGTAACATCAACCCACTGCATGGAAGGGTGAAATAACTCTTTGATATTGCCGTCCGTAGTAAGTAGTTCCTGAACAATTTCCCGCTCGATGCGTGCGTATTTCTTCATGCATACTCCTCAATCAGAATTATACCGTCTCCGCCTTTTCCACCTGTCTGCGCTGCAGAATTACTGACAGAAAAAGCACCGCTGCCGCCTGAACCTAACAACCCGTCTTCGCCTGCAAAAGCTACACCGGCGGCTATCGGGTTGCCTCCAGCGGAATGGAATGATGCGCCATCTGGTTATGCTGACTGAAGAGCTGCGCGAACGTGGCGTTAATTTCCGCAGCCTGACGGACAGCATCGATACCAGCACGCCAATGGGCCGGTTTTTCTTCCACGTTATGGGTGCCCTGGCCGAAATGGAACGCGAGCTGATCGTAGAGCGAACCCGCGCCGGGCTGGCCGCTGCGAGGGATAAAGGGCGCATCGGCGGCAGGCGGCGGAAGATGACGGCGGAAACGGTGGAGCGTGCCAGGCGGATGATGGCGCAGGGCGCAACGCTGCTGCAGGTGTCACTGGTGCTGGACGTGTCAGTAAAGACGCTTTACCGCTATATCCCCGCCCCGGAACAGCAAACCCTGCGTGAAAACGGCGTGCCTGTTGTGTCAGGTACGGCACAACAGCCAGCGCGTGCCCCGTCATAGCGGACCATAGACCATAGCGGAACCCCTTCACAGGAGAACCGCCACATGGCACAGGATTATCACCATGGCGTGCGCGTTGAGGAAATCAACGAGGGCACCCGAACCATCACCACCGTAAGCACCGCGATTGTCGGGCTGGTCTGCACCGGCGACGACGCCGACGCGGCCACCTTCCCGCTTAACCGCCCGGTGCTGTTAACCGACGTACTCACCGCCAGCGGTAAGGCCGGGGAATCCGGTACGCTGGCCCGCTCACTGGACGCCATC